TAGAAGTTATTAATCAACGTATAGAGTTTTTAGAAGGTCAAATAGAAGCTAAGGATAAAAGACTTGATAAAATAGAAGATAAAATATATAAAAGATGAAAATATCTATAGGAGAAATATTATTTCCTTTGATAATAATATTATTTTTTATTTTATTAATAGGTTGTGGTACTTACAATCCTCCAAAAATAGCATCTCATATTGTAGCAGTTACTTTGCAAGGTGATACTATATTAGTGCCGATTGATAGAATAAGACCAAATATGTATCACAGTTATTATCCAGTTTATAGTAATTATAATTATTACAGACCATATTATGGTGAAAATAATTACCAATTTAGATATTCTGATAATAGAGGTTTTAAATCAATTGGAAATAATAATAAAGGTGGTGGAGATGTTAAAATAAATCCAAAACCTATAAATACAACTAAAGATATAACTATCAGGCCAAGTGGTGAAGTATTATTAAAAAGTAAAAAATAATGGAAATAGCAAAACATATATTAGGAATTTGTGGCGAAAGTCATATAAACATTTACACAATTATTATATCTATAGTAATTATAAAATTTATTTATGAAAAATATATTAGCAAAACTTTTTGGAGGAATAGGAGGTAGTATAGCAGAAAAAATATCTGGTATTATTGACAAACACACTTTTAGTAAAGTAGAAAAAGCTGAATTTGAAAAAGAAATGGAACAAATTTTCATCAAAGCTGAACTTGATTTAGAAAAAGAAATTACTACAAGACATAAAGCAGATATGATTTCTGATTCTTGGTTAAGTAAAAATATTAGACCATTATTGACTATTTTTTCTTTATTATTATACACAATATTTTCTGTTACCGATGGAAATATAGGTGACTTTAATATTCAAAATAATTACGTAGATTTATTAGGACAAATAGTGATAATGTCTTTGGGTTTTTATTTTACTTCACGTGGTATTGAAAAAACAGCAAAAATATTAAAATCTAATAAATAATATTAAATAGTTTTTTTATATATTTGATCTATACAAATGTATAAACTTACACAACCTAAGAAAAATGGAAGGTGTTTGGATCAGGTAATTTTGAAAATTTGTTTTTATTAGAGGGGACGTTTTTCTTTCTTTTCTTTTATTTTCTTCTGGTTACTTGTTTTATTTTCTTTTCTTTCTTTTAGTTATAAATACATTTGAAAAAAATATCCAGAAAAAATATAGTTAAAAGACTTGATATAATATTTTCTTTATATATAAGGTTAAAAGATTCAGACAATGAAATGGTAGAATGTTATACCTGTGGCAAAATAAGTCATTATAAAAAAGGGATGCAATGTGGTCACTTTCAAAGTAGAAAATCATATTCAACAAGATGGGATGTAGATAATTGTAAAGTACAATGTTATGGATGTAATGTAATGAAATATGGTGAACAATATAAATTTGGTTTAAAACTTGATCAAGAATTTGGAAAAGGTACTGCAGAAAAATTATTAATTAAATCAAAACAAATAGTAAAATATTCAAATCAAGATTTATTAGAAATGATCAATAAATACCAAAATTTGGTAAATAAAATAATATAGTTATCTTTACAACTAACATTGGTTATCTATTTTATATAGTTATCTTTGTTTCTTTTGTTTTTTTGTCAAAAATTGGGTTATTAATTTAACCCTTTTTTTATATATAAATAATTTTTTGTATATTTGTTTTAAATATAAAATATATATTATGACAAAACAAAAAACAATAAGTTACGAACAGCATTTTATTTTGGTGGACTATTATCAGAAAAAAATACAAGAATTAGAAGCAAAATTGCAAGTAGAACAATTTAATTCCAATAAATATAACGAAATATGAAACAAAATATCCATACAAAACTTTTTAATTTACAATCAGAAATAGGTGCAATTAGCAAAGATTCAAAAAATCCTTTTTATAAATCAAAATATTTTGATATTAATTCTTTAATTGGTCAACTTAAACCACTATTAGATAAATACAAATTACTTTTATTACAACCAATTACAGACAATTATGTTAGAAGTATTATATTTGACCTTGATGGTGGTTCTATAGAATCATCTATGAAATTACCAAAAAATTTAGATGCACAAAAAATTGGTAGTGCTATTACATATTATAGAAGATATACATTACAATCTTTATTGGCATTACAAGCTATTGACGATGATGGTAATTTAGCAAGTAAACCGATCATTAATAAACAAAAAATAAATAAACCATTATTATTGGACAACTCACCAGAATTAAAAAATGCTATACAGGGAATGTCCAAAGGTGCTTCTTTAGATGATGTAAAAAAAATATATAGAATTACACCTTATATACAAGAAAAACTATTAAATTTTAAAATATGAATAAATTAGATACAGCATTGCTGTTAAAACTTACTAAAGCAGATAAGGAAATATTAAAACAAAAAGCAGATGAAAAAAGAATGTCTTTGTCTGGCTATATAAGAAATGAATTATTAAACAATTAAATATATAAATTATGGCAGGAATTATTACAGCAAGTATTAGGGTAGATAAACTCCCTAAAGAAAAGTTTATCAAAGGTAAAGATGGTGCAGTTTATTACAACTTAACCATTAATGTAAATGATGAAACAAGATATGGAAATAATGTTTCTATTTCTGATTCACAAACATTAGAAGAAAGAGAAGCAAAAGTAAAAAGAAATTATTTAGGAAATGGAAAGGTAGTTTGGACAAATGACTTGATCAAAGTAGCAGAACAAAAAGTAGATATTATTTCTGGTACAGAAGAAACATCTGATTTGCCTTTTTAAAAAAAATGTGATGTACCCACGAGAGGAAAAAAATATAGACGTATATTAAAATATAACTCACATTAAAAATTGGAGGATTAATAGTCCTCCTTTTTTTTTCATATATTTAATTAATGACAAAAAAACGAATGAATGAACAGGAAACTGTTCAGTATCTAATTATGGAAGCAATCGAAGAAGATTGCATTATAAACCCAAAAGAAATTATTACTTATCCACCTGTAGCTTTGTCTTTAGGTGAAAAATTGATTAAAACAAAATATGGTGATATGTTAATGCCAATACCAATTGGTACTTATGGAAATTTCTCATTTATACAAGCACCACCTAAAACCAAAAAAACTTTTCTTGTATCATTATTAATTTCTGTTTATTTAAGTGATCAAAACAATTTTGGTGGTAATATAAAAGGACATAGAAATAATAAACAGGTTTTACATTTTGATACTGAACAAGGTAAATGGCACGCTCAAAAGGTGTTTAAAAGGATTTTAGATATGAATGTAGAAGATTATTCAAAATTTTATCATACTTTTGGATTAAGGACAATTAGTTTTAAGCAAAGATTACAATTTATTGAGTATTGTTTAGAGCATAAAGTTCAAAATACAGGTTTATTAATTATTGATGGTATTGCTGATTTAGTATCAGATGTAAATAATATCGAAGAATCAAATGCTTGTATTCAAAAAATAATGGAATGGTCTGCAAATTATAATTGTCATATTATAACTGTCATCCATTCAAATTATGGCTCTGAAAAACCAACTGGACATTTAGGTAGTTTTTTAGAAAAAAAGACAGAGACACAAATACAATTAGAAGCAAATACAGTAAATAAGGATTGGATAACCGTAAAATGCAAACGTAGCAGGGGTTATTCATTTGAAACATTTAGTTTTAAAGTGAATGAAATAGGATTACCAATAATAATTGGTGATTTATATGACCCACTTAAAAATTGAATTGTTTATGCGAGATTTATTGGTTGATATTTTCAAAAAACATAAAATATGGATTGAAATTGTCCAATCTTTTGGTTGTAATAAATTAACAGCCGAAGATTTGGTTATGGAGATGTATATAAAATTAAAAAAAAATATTGATAAAGGTTTGGATATAGATTATGGTGATAAAGATTTTAATTATTATTATGTATATAAAGCACTTAAAAGCCTGTTTTTAGATTTAAAAAGAAAAGAAGCAAAAGTGCAAATAATAAGTCTTGATCATACAAAATTAACTCGCACCATTTTAGATGTAGAATACGAAAATAAATATGATACAATTATAAATGAATTAAATAAAATACATTGGTACGATAGAAAGGTTTTTGAAATTATAGATAGTGGAACCTCTATTTCTTCTTTATCAAGACAAAGTAAAATTCCTTATCATTCACTTTATAACACATATAGAAATGTAATTAAACGACTAAAAAAAATAGTATGATATATAAATTAGAAAAAAAACAATTAGATTGGTGTATGGATTTGGCATTAAAAAGGTCTGGTACGCATAACCACGCAGAAACAAAAAATAGTGTAAATTGTTTTAAAGACAAAGCAGGTTGGTATAGACATTATCTTGGTGTTTTAGGTGAATTAGCTTATTCTATACATACAGGTTATAAAATTAGACCTTTTACAGGTGAAGCAGATAATGGAACAGATTTTGATAATGGTGTAGATGTTAAAGCATCTGATACAAAATATAAACCAAATTTATTATTATTTGAAAAGCAATTTGCAAGAAAATTTGCTAAAAGTTATGTTTTGGTTTGGATAAGATTACCATATGTACAAATTATTGGCGAAATAAAAAGAGAAAAAGTTATTGAATTAAAAGAAATTAAAAATTTTGGTTGGGGTAATTCATATTTTGTAAACAATAAACATTTGAGTAATATTATATTATGAGATTAGGAGATTTAGTTTATTATTTTACTTATTATACAGGCATTAGATATGTATGGAAAAAAATATATCCAGATTGTAAATGTGATCAAAGGAGAACTGATTGGAATAAATTTAAAGTAAAAAAATGGTAAAATTTAACAAATATGATAGAAAACAATGGGAAGATTTTAGGCTTTCAGAACCAAACTATATCAACNGAGTACAATTTNGATTGGTATGTCTCTTGCACTCACAATACTANAAACATAAATATTANGAACCCTGTACTTGTGACCCAAAAAAAATAAATCAATTAATTAAAGATTTAAATATTATTTGGGATAATGGGAATTGATAAAATAAAAAAATTAGAACAAACATTAATAAAATTTTTAAATTTTGATGGTTGGAATCTAAAATGGACAGGAGATGGTTTTGAACATTATGACGCTGTTGGTTTTACAACAAAAGGTTATAAATGTGTTATAGAAATGAAATTTAGAAATAAATATTATGAAGATAAAATGTTAGAAAAATATAAATATGATAAATTAATGGAAATGAGTAAAGACATTATTAAATTATATTTTGTAAATGATCCAAAAGGAAATTTTATGTTTTGGTTAAATACAATACAAATGCCTAAACCTGTCAAAATGTATTGTCCAGACACCACATTATGGACAAAAAAAAGGTTATTAAAACCTGTTTATTTACTTAAAGAAAACCTTGCAAGTAAAATAAATTTGAATTATTAAAAAAATTTGTCTATATAATATATATTTTGTATATTTATGACTTAATATATAACCTATGAATAATACAATTTTTGAAAATATTGGCTACCACAAGGATTTTTATGTAAATGGCAAACTTATTGGCTATCATAAATTAGAAACATATAATGGTAAATGTGGTTATGCTTCAAAGGAAGATTTTATTGCTAATCGCAACCTTACTGTACAAAAATCACTTGGCAAATA